GTAGGCGGCGTCGGCGGCGGCGTAGGCGGCGGAGGCGGCGGCGTAGGCGGCGGCGGAGGCGTCGGAGGCGGCGTAGGCGGCGGAGGCGGCGTAGGCGGCGTCGGCGGCGGCCTCCCATTCTTTTGGCGCAATAATCTCGCCCTTCAGTGCGCGCCGATAGATTTCCGCAACTCCCTTAATCGCAGCTTCTGAATCTTTATGCTTCCTGGCGAACCGAATAACGCCATCCTTTCTATCTACCAGCAGCCACAGCATAAACTTCGATGCCACTAACGACAGATCCGCACCCGGAGTTATTGCCCGCATGAAACGTTCGGGCCACTTCCCGAAGTCCACTGTTAGATTTTTAAAGATCCTATCCTCCAAGTACGCCAGTTGGCGCGGAATGCCAAAACCAGCCTCGTATGCTTCGTGATCTCCGTAGGCGTACTTCGTCCCACGCTTCCGGTTCAAAGAGTGGATTGAGCACCCCACGGCGCACCCCCTAAAGTCTCCCTTAGAGCCTTCCCCGTAGGTACCTTTCACGAGCTGGTCCAACTTGCGGTGCTCGGCAAGTTCCGCGAGCATTTCGCGCTTGAGTGTTGCGTCTGAATGGTAAGCGAGCATTTCAAAACTCCTTCGTAGATTGTTAAAATTTAAGCGCGGATCGACCGGTTCATCGTCAGACGCCCCAGGCGCGATCGTGGCCCAACCCGCTGGCGAGGTAGCGTTCGCGGAACACGTCGAAGTCGTCCACCACCCACACTTCGGCGCCTAGCGCGCGCTCCCTGGCGTGCCATTCATCCTGGTGTGGAGCGGGCTTCCTGCCCTTAGCTTTGACCTCGATCCAGATATACTCGCACAGATTGGCATGGTAGAGCTTCGCGTCGTACCTTATGGCGAGCAGATCCGGCATGCCCAATTCGCCCGCGTAGCGACCTCCGCCGGCGCGCGACAAGGGCTCCTGCTTGAATACCCTCCATCCGTAGATGCCGAGGAAGTCTTGCACCTGGTGGGATAGCTGAGCCTCTGTAATTTTGGGTTTACCCGTCATTTCTCGCCCCGAATTTCGCGGGCACAAGTTGCAATCCCTTGAGCTACCCATTCTGTCGCATAGTGATCCATCGAGTCACCTACGGCGGCAATAGTCATATGGTTAAGCATCGCCAGCACCAACCGCGCGATGGCGGCACGCCGGATGATAGCCTTTTGGTGATATGTCAAATAGGCCGCGTCCGCGGGCAGCGCCATGCCGCGCAGTACGCTCTCCGAGGAAGATATCTCTTCCTCGCACACCTCGCGAACTTGCTCCATATCGCTAGGCGTGCTCATTTGGTGGCCTCGGGTTTGGGTGTGTCGGGAATCATCCAGTGAGTCGGTGGTTCGTAAGTTGGCCAGCCACTCCAAAACGCAGATCGTGGTTGCCATTTAATCCTCATCCACTTGTCTTGATCCGCGCCCAATATCCAGCGGTCCAATGGTGCTGTCTTGATCGGCTTCCACGCCATCTGCGTCTCGGCCACCCCAGGTTTGGCGCGGAGAGCCGCATCGCTCCGCACCTCATCGCTCTCAGTTTCTAGACGACGATTTTCCATCTTGAAAGTGTGGTCGCGTTCTAATACCTCCAATTGGCTCTGCATCTGGAGGCCAAACGCATTATCGAAGTGTGCGAGTGTTGCGGCTAGCCGCTCCCGTGTCTCGGCCAACTGCCCCGTGAGTTGTTCTTTATCTATTACCAACTTGCCAGCTTCTGCGGCCCATGTATTACGTTGCTCTCGCGTCTCAGATTCGAGGAGGTCTACTTCGGCAGCGGTGCTGCGGTGGGCAGCGCTGTTTTGTTCGGCGTGGAGCATGATCTCACGCAACCGATATCGTGTCTCGGCGTGGGCACCGACTTCCTTGCGGTAATCCGCCAAGATGAGCGCGTTCTGCCTATCCCCTTGCTCTTTATCGCGTCGAAGGTTATCAAACTGCGATTGCAATAGGGCGAAGGCGGCGGTTTGGGCGTCGAGTTCTGCGAGCAGCCCATTCCCTGGCCCATACATTTGCGCTTTTGCCATCTTGCGACATTTCTCTAGCTGCTCCGCGCTCATCGTTAGTGGCTTCGCTTCAGGCGTCATTCTGTCCTCCGGTGTCGCGGTTGCCCGTCATGCCGTCTCTCGCAATTCCCGCAGCAGCGCGTCCAATTCGTCCCCACTGGGCATCTTGAGTACTTCCTCCACTGACTTCAGCCCCCGCCGCTCCAGTGCCGCCTCGGTCGCATAGGGCCCTATGCGTAAGGCATGAGTCCGCACTTCCAGTAGCAGCGCCTTATCCTGCTTAATGGCATTAGGGATCGCCAGCAGTGCCTTATAGACTTCACGTCCAACTTTCAGCGACAACTCATCCGCGTGTTCGGCTCCGGCCGCTTTCAAAGCCTCATAGTACTTCTCGTCGCTGCCGGTGATGTCGCGGATCACCTTTTTCAGCGTGCCGATTTCCTTGAGAGCCTTGAAGGAAATGTCACCCTTGTTTCGTGGGGCGGATTTCTCCGCGTTACTGCCGCCCTCAGTTACGCCCCTAGAGGCCGATGATGCCACTGGGACACCACCTAACGGAGAAACTTCGTCCAGAACCGCATTGGCTTCGAGGATCAGAGCCGTGTGGCGAGATTCATAGTCCGACGGCGGCAGGGCATGAGAATCTGGACAACCGATGGGGCACTCCGGGTTAGTGCATTGCGAGAACGGCACCTCAGGCACCATTTTAGGAGATGGCTGTAACCGAGGGCCGCTCAATTCTTCAATGTGGCGCTCGGCTACATCTAACTGCGCTTCCTTGGCATCGTTCTCGACATCCTTCGTAGCCTGCGCCATTTCTTCGCGCGTATACATGCCGCTCAGATCACGCGGGAACGCCTTGCGGAGACCTAACGATTCCGCGCACTTTGCAAGCTGGTTAGCTCCCATCTTCTGCCACATCGAATTGAGTTCTGCCGGCTTCCCGTCGCGCGCCCTTTTGTACTGGGCGTATTCAAGGAACAGCGCGACGCCCCACACCGGCTCCCTGAAGTCACTGCGCAGCACGCCCACCTTCGCGGCGGCGGGCATGTCGGCGGCAAGCCACACGTCGCGCCAGATGCCATCGTGCCCGCACCAGAACGGCCCCACCTGGCCAGCGTATTTGCCGCTGCGCTCAGCGATCACCCGGAAGCCGTCAATGGTGGTTTCAGGCGTCTTCTTACTGACTCCGTTGGTCCACCGCTCACTGAGGTAAATCTGCCGGGAGAACGGATCTAGCTCCGTCTTCTGGCATACCATCAGGAATAGGGCCAGCTCATCGTCAGACGCCCCAGGCGCGATCGTGGCCTTTATGACATTGATCTGCTCGGGCGTGAACCCGTAGCGGGTGTCCATCGAAACTGGCAGCGTGCTCATGACTTCCCTCCCACGGCCAACACGAAGGTATTGACAGTACTGCCGGGTCCGGCTAGCACCGTGGTGCTGCCCTTCTCGGACTGCGCGGACATCTCCTGTAGGAACGCTAATTCGACCGGCGTCTCCGGCTCCATGAGGAGGCTCAGGGTTGAATTGGACAGACAAGAGATTTTCATGCGGTTAAGATCCTCCAGTGTTCCTGCATTTTTACGAATTGAGCGTGGTCACCGCCCGCATCCGGGTGGAGTGATCGCGCAGCCAGCCGATACGCTGCCGGTGCGTCGGCTTGGATTTCGCGCGAGGTCAGCCCTGTCACTTTCGAGAAAAAAGCTACGGCTTCCGCCCGATTATCTTTGGGCGCCTCAAGTCGCGCGAACCCATGGTACTGCTCGTTATTGCCAGTGACCCCGTAACGGTCCACTTGACGCAAAGCTTCCAGCGAGAGAGCAATAGCCCGCAGATTATCTTCCCAACCGTTGAAGCGGTCGCAGGGGAACGACATCACGCCAGACCTGCCCGTGAATGTAACGATCACGCCGCTGTCTTTAGGGCGAGCACTGGAACGCGGCCAGCCGTCATTGCGGATATCGGCGCGCTCAAAAAATGCCTGAATGACGATATCCTTGGCGCGAAGATTGTTCAGTTCCTTTTCCAGTAAATCCAAAGTCTTGGCGTAAGAGGCGCGGAAGGGTGAGTGTTTGCGGGCATGGCGCGCCGTCTTCTTGCCGAGCCAAGTATCCACGGGGACGAAACGGGCGTCAATCATTTAGCGGCCTTCACCTTCACCGTCAACCCGCGCTGCACCAGGAACGCCAGGTAGTCCGGGATCGACAGGTTCTCCGCTTTGGCGTTTGCCTTCAATTGGCGCGCCACCTGAAAGTGTACGAAGAAGGTCATGCGCTGGGAGTCCCTCGCGTTCTGGTGAATCTTGGTTTTTGCGTTCATGAATTTACCTTACTCGATCTAAGTCAATTTTGCAATTGGAATTTTCAAATTTTACGGTTATAGTTGGTCATGGCCGAAACAATCCACCTAAATGTAGAGCAAGCCGCCGCGATGAACCCCAAAGAAATCTGTCGCGACTGTCGGGCGCTGAAGCCCACTTGGGTCGAGTGCCGCTGTTGCTACAAGCCGATCTGCGCTGAGTGCACCGTAACCTGCGCCGCGTGTCCCGACTTCGACCAGGACGGCTACTGTGTCAACTGCGCTTTGAATCATGCGGGCTTCGAGAAGCGCGACGGGAAACACTACTGCGAGAATTGCCCGCTGCCGGAGGTAATGTAATGGCTTGCGATAACTGCGACAAGCCCATGGGGTTCCAGGCGTGGCAAGCTGGAATGGAAGAAACGTACAGCTTCCATTGCAAGTCCTGCATGCGCGAATATTGCGCCGACTGCCTGAAGCTTGAGCCGACGTATAGCGCCGATGGCGAGTACGACGAGAACGGCCCGCGCGACTGTTCCTCGCTGCCGACGTGTCGCTGGTGCCGTGAGCGCGAGGGCCACATTGATGACTGTCCGGTGTGGTGCGGGGAGCCTTGCGCGTGCGCGATGCGCTTCGAAGGTGCGCTGCCTCTTGACTACGTCGGGGCCCTACCGGCAGCTTATGACCGACGCGCCACGCCGCGCCCTGAAGTACTGGACTGCCGCGAGTACCAAACCAAGTTCGCAGAGGAACTCAGAACTATGAGAGAAAGATTGAAGGAGGAAGCCAATGGCCCGGAAAATAACTGACCGAGAGAAGCTGGAGCAAGTGTTCGTGAACGCCACGGAGACAGAGTGTCGCCACCTGCTCGATTTGGCCGCCGTGATCGTTCGCAGCAGGTTCCCGCAGAAAGAAGCGACGAAGCGGCCGCGCAAAGCAAAGGCGCAGCAACCGCTCCCCGGCTTACAGGTGGCTCAATGAACTATGCGACCCAGCCCGGCGTCAGCTACATCGAGATCAGTCAAAGTGGTCTCGGCGGCGAAGGCGTGTTCCTGTACCCTGATCGCGTTCAGATAACCATGGTGCGGTTCTGGCGCGCCTACGATTTACCTGTCAATCAAATCTTTCCGAAAGGAGTCTTATGCTTGAACTAGCTGTTGTCGCCGTGTGCGTTGCGGCGTTCTTGTGGGTGGTGGCCCAACTTTACACCGAGATGCGTGAGTACGAGGAAGAAGCTAAGCGCCGGGATCGTGCTGCTAAGATGCAGCGCGAGAATGCGCACCGGCTGAATATTGAAACCCGCTGGGGCGGCTAGCAATGATGAAGGCACTAACCTTGGAGGTTGAAAATGCCGCTAAAGGGTGACGAAGTAGCCTCGCGCGCAATTATCGAACGCGGGTATCTAGTGGTCGGATTCTTAGAATTCGATGAATTTCCAAAAGTAGGGGACAGGCTAGAAAATTGGGCCGGCATGGAGCTATCTCAGCCGATCGTGCTCATAGAGCCGACCACTATTGAGGATTGGAAAGAGCAATGCCGGATACTGTCTCCTCCATTCACCAAAGATGCCGAAGTTCCGAGGGAGAAAACTACATGTGGTCGGTTTTTCAGGGCGATAACGGACTAGCGTCACTCATAATAATCCCTTTGGGGTGTCAATCAATTCAGTATGAACCTCTTTAACTGTATCGATGGTTTTGGGGGCGTCAAAAGTGGCTGGCGTGACCGTCTGGCGCATCGTGGTGATCTCCCTGACGGCTGGCAGGGGTTGAGTGCTCAGGAACTTCGCCATTGAGATGATGCCCGCTAGCAGCGCGCCGATGGCCGCTGTCTTGAGCATCAGCGCAGGGTGCTGCATGTTGAAGTCTGCCGGGTCTACAATCGCAGGGCCGAACCCAGCAGCAATAGCACCCCCGAAGCTAGAAATCCCAGCGGATAGCAGGCCGTAAAGCCAGCCGCCGATGTCCAACGTGCGCGCGCCTACCAAAGGACTCACCATGCCCACCTCTCCACCTTAACTTGCGATTGTACCAATAAGAAGCCGCCGAGTTTCCCCGGCGGCCTTTGTAGCAGAGAGAGATTCTAGGAACCTACGGGAACGATCGGCGGTATCGGGGCGACGGGCACAGCAGCGGCGGGGGTGTTCGCAGTCACAGCGGCGGCCATGGTGGTGTCATTGCCGGCCAGTGAGGTTTGCAGCGCCGTCAGTGCCGCCAGTTGGGTGGGCGTGGCACCGGCATTCGCGGCAGCGGCTAGCGCGGCCGCTAGCTGCGTGGAAAGCCCCTGCATGAGGGTAACGGCGGAAGCGTCCACCGTGGTCTGGTTAGCGACTTCGGTTTGAAGCGCGGAAATTGCATTGTCTAAAGCAGCCATGTCTGTTTTCTCCTGGGTTTGAAGTGTGGTGACTCTTTGCAGAATTTCGGCCAGCATCGCATTGCCGCCCGACGGATTCTGCTTTTGTGCCTGCATGTCGAGGTAGATTGCGTTCACCAGATCCTGGAGTGCGGGATCTAGCGAATGCACGACATGTAAAGTGTCCGGTCGGTCCATCTGGCTTAGATTACCACCTAAGGCAAGCGGAGATTCCCAGTGAGGTAAAGCACCAGCAGGATCACCAGCACCAGACCGAGCCCACCGCCGAGCCCTGGGCCACCCCATGCGCGATAGCCGTAGTACGGCGTGCCAATCCCGAACAGCAGAATCAGAATGATAATGAGTAAAAGCATAAATTCTCTCCTAGGTCGGGTGGGCTTTTTCTTCGGCGTGCCCTTCGGTGCGCCCTACTTCTTTCTGTGATGCCGCGAGTCTTTCGCTCAGACCATTGGCAACTTTACGCACAGTCTCGATGCTGGACAAGGTAGCGGCGTGCTGGGCGTCCACGCGATCTGACCAAACCTTCATGGCCGCCGCGATCAGGGCAAGCGCCACCGTTTGAACGCTGCTTGCGACGATGATGATGGTCGAATCCATCATTGGATTGGTGACCCTGAAATTCCACCGCCCGCGACGGCCTGATGCTGCAACGCGCCAATATCGAGAAAACCAGTTCCACCAATCGCCAGCACCCCTGGAATACCCGCTGCTTTCAGAGCAGCCCCCGCGCCAGTATTAAGACTGAAGTCGTTTCCAGCCGAATTGGTGAAGGGATTCCCGCTCAGGGTCACGTCCCCCGGTCTAGCGCTGATTTTGTTCCGCGCTCCCGAAGTGTTTCCGAAGAAGGCATTGTTGCTGATCGTGTTCGCTCCGTTGGGCATCGTGGTGGTCGAGTTGATTCCGAAGCCCGAGTTGGACACGAAGATACTGTTCAAGATGAAGACCGAAAAATTATGGTTGGTGATAGAAATGCCATCCCCACCGTTGTTCACGGCAATTGCGCCCACTATGTAGACTGGGGACGCATCCGAGCCCCCGCTAGTTCGGAAAGCCCGAGCCGAACTCGTATTGTTTGCGGCAATGCAGTTGATGCAAAATGCTCCCCCCTGCCCGCCGTCGGTAGATAGATCAAACACGGACCCCGTCGTGGTGTTGGAGTAGGCAATGCAGGAATAGCAAACAATTCCACCCGCTAAACTAAAGACACCCGTCGTGCTACTAGAGCCAGTGGCGTAGCAGAACGAACAAGAACTGCGGGTCACACTCCCAAAATTGAAAGCCTGGTTGGCTCCGGCGTTGATGACTTTGATATTGGAAAAAGTGTAACAGCATCCGTTCGTAGCTACGACATTTCCGCCAGTGTGGTTGTTAAAATCCAAGATGAAATTCCGGAATGTTTCGTTGAAGCCTGTATTCGTAAAGTTCCAAAAAATGTCATTTGCGTTCATCTGGGCTGTAAAATAACCGCCGTCGCCACGGGTGGTCGTATAACCCTGGACTGATGCAAAACCACCCGAGCTTGCCCAGTTGATCCTCCCCATGACCAACGTAGACTCAGCCTTTGCCCAGCCCTGCTGATCGAGACTCATATTGGTGTTGAGCTGGGCCAGTGTTTTGAGCGCGCCGCCTAGACTGCCCGTACAAACACTCGCCGCGGTACCAGCCGAGCGATCCAGCGTTGCCGTGATTATCGATACGCTGACAACTTCAAACCAGCCGGTCGTACAGCCCGTGCCACTCGCGATGTGGATCAGGTTCCCAGGGTAGGTTGAATCGAAGGCGTGCGCGGCGCTTGTTATCTGCGTGGTCGTCGCCCCCACCACCAAGTCAGTGTAAGAAACCTGTACGGAGTTCTGCTGTGAGAAATCAGTACCGGGACTGACGACTCCGGGATCGAAGCCGCCCCCGTTCGTGTCGAGGCCGTTCGTCGGGCGCACTTCCCAAACGACAGTGGTCGAGAGCGCACCGAAGGCTAGGCGCGCGCACAGGACGAAGAGCAGGAGTTTGGATGGCTTCATGTTAGATCGCCGTGAAATTGATAACTACGTTCACCCACGTAATTGTCGCCGGACTGGAAAGCTGGAAGCAATATTCATCGGTGGCGTTCACCGACGTCACCCAGCTTGTGAGATTGGCCGATGTGGCCGTGACCGCCGAGGAGAGGATCGGAGCCGTGCCGCCCCCGGTGACGTCGGTGTACCCAGCGAAACCCGCAGTCCCCGTATACGAACCGAAGACCACTGAGCGTACGGCGAAGGTCGCCGATCCAGATTGATCTGCGTCAATGTGCCAGCCGAGGATTGTACCCGTGATCGGGACTTGGCTGCAATAAGTAATCGTTCCAGAGAGCGCTGAGCCGCCGCCGTCAAAATGGTAGCCCATCGTTCGTAGGTTCTGGTTGGTGGTGCCGGCTTTGCAGTTCGCTGTCGTGACTGTGCCCGCAGAGTCTTGGCAAAAAACAAATCCAATGCCAGGAAGGATCGTTCCCGCGGCCATGACCTTCGGGTTTGTGGCAGTCCCTTGGACGCCGCCCACAGCCACGTTCTGAATTTTGGTCACGGTGTTCGCCGCGCAGGTGCCGGTGACGTCGCCGCCGAGAGATCCACAGCTTCCGCCAGAGCCGCCACCGTTTGGCGGCGTATACTGCGCGTGCGTCCACTCCGGGTGGACCATCATGACCGCCGCGAGCGCCGTGACCGCGACGAAGACTCCCCACTTTAGCTTTTCCATGATTCTCCTAATTGAAACGACACCATGAAGCACGGCGCACAGTCACGAGATCCGCCGCCGTGGCCGTCGATACCCTAAAGCTTACAACGCTACTTGAGACGTTGGAGGGCGCTTCTACCACGCCCGAGAGGTCCACAACGTAGTCGGTTGCCGTTGCTCCCGGCGTTGCCGTGACGATAGCCGTCGCAGTAGTGCTCGCGAGCGCGATCAGCACGCCAGCCGTTGATGCCGTGGTACTGGTGTGCATTACGCCCGCCGCGTTTATATTGGTGGGCGACACCGTCGCGTCTTGCAACCCGAAGGCTACCCCGACGTTCGCTACGCCCTGCTGGTAAATGAAGTGGCAGGAGAACGGCACGTTTAGTGCGATCGAGGCTGGGATAGTGAACGCTAGCCCCGTGATCGCTTCGAGCGCCGTCCCAACGCCGCTAGTGGTGAAGTCCGATGCGACAAATACAAAACTGGGAATCTCGGCGGTCTGATATGCCAATGCGTCCTGCGTGGTGCTGAACCCCGGAGCCGCCGCGCTCGCTGATGGATTGCCGAAAGAAGTCCGCGCCGCGATGGAAGCCCCGAAGTCCGCGCCTACCACAGGGCCCCACGTTGGGTTGCCAGCCGCGTTGCCGTGCGGCACGGTGGTGGTGGTGCCCTGGTTGGCGAACTGCGCACTTGCTATTACCGGCGAAGTGCAGGTGCCCGCCAGCGATGAATCGAGCGCGGACAGGAATTTGTTTGTGCAAGTCGTCCCAGCGAAGAGCCCGGCGAAGTCAGCGGCGACTAGCGCGCGAAAGGTGGGCGTGGCACCGGCCCCAGTAGTTGGTCCCGCAAGCACGAAGTTAGCTGTGACGGTCGATTGTCCCAGCACCGAGCCGCCAGGTACGTTGTCGATTGTGCGAATGAGAACCGCGGCGGCGCTGTAGAGGTCGAAGCGGTAGGACACGCCGGGAATCGTCCAAATGTTCGCCGTACCAGCGCTGCTAAGCACCACGGGGTTCGTGTTGGCGCTGCCGGCGGGCGTCTGGTAGGTGGTCTGCGGCGTAGTGCCGCCCGCCACGTACGTATGTAGGAGGCAGCCTGAGCACGGCGCGCCGTTGTTATCGAAAAGCTGCACCATCGAGCCTGACGGGAACGGCACGTTCTGCGCGGCGCACACCATCGCGAAGCCGAGAATCAAAAGCAAGCGTTTCATTTCGCCATTTCCTCCGCGAGTTGCTGCGCGATTGCCAGCGCCTTAGGGTTCTTCGACAGGTAGCTCTCCTGCGCGGCCTTTTGCACGTAGAAGTTGGCCTTAGGAGTGTTACCCTCGGCAACCGCCTTGTCGATTTGCGCGGACCCTTTGGCCTTGTACAGATTGTCGAGTTCCGTGAGTGCCACCTGGACGCTAGCGGGGCTAGGAGCGTTGACGCCCGCCGCCTGCGCTGCCATGTTCCACTGCTCAGGCGTCATGCGGCCAGCTTCCTCGGTGGTGATACCACCATCGGGGGCGAGGCGCAGGTAACGTGCCAGAGCGCGTCCCTTAACCGTCTGGGCGGCCCGCTGGTAGCTTTCCTTGGGGGCGACAGAGCCGGGCTGCGTGCGCTCTGCGTCCGGGATGGGGTAGGCACCCTCAGGATGCGGGGCGTCCGCCGCAGCGACCGGCTTCTTAAGCGTGCCGAATAGCTCCTGATCCGGCGCGGGAAGCTGGACGGAGCCAGTGGGCGGTATCGCGGTGGGTGCTGGAGTGGCATTGCTAGGCGCGGCGGCGCTCGGCCCCTGCATCGGCACTGCGCCCGCCATTGGCGGCTCAGGCTGCGCTTCAGCGGCCTTCGCGGCGGCGGTATCGGCTAGGGACTGGCGAAGGGCGGCGTAGCCGGATTTGAGGCCGCCAGTGACTTGCCTAACCCCGCTTTTAGCGAGTTCGTAGCCCCCAACCGATTCACCGAGGCCCCCAGCCTTCAGCAGCGCCGTGCCAGCGGCCACCTTGCCCGTTCCTATAGCGACATCCTTGCCGCCAGCCTTCGCCGCCTCGCCCACGGCGGTAGCAACGCCGGGAGCGGCTTCCGCTGCACCCTTGACCACCCCGGGCACCTTCGGTAGGAGTTCTCCAGCTTTGCCAAGCGTCATGAATCCGGCTAAGTCGCCAGCCTCCGCCCCGAGGTCGCCCCTGTCGCCTTCCTCGCGCATCTGCTTGGCGATGGGCCCGAGCACGGGCACCGCGTCCTTGAGATGCGCCAGCGCAGCGCCGGTATCCCCGGCCTTGTACGCCTCCTTGGCCTTGTCCAAACTGTCCGACGTATTCCGCAGCACCGACGAGATGCTGTCGATGGGGTGCATTAGCCCTTGCGCACCACCCTTGATCATGTCCCAGGCGTGCGAGCCAAAGTCGCCTAGCTGATCCGTGAAGGATTTCGGGGTGGGTGCTGGTGCATCAAGCACGGCCCCCGGCGGCAGCGCCGCTTTATCCAGCACGGCGCCGGGGGGCAGGCTTACTGGGCTACCCATTGGCCACCTGTGAATTTGAACTTCGCCTTCGTCTGCGGGTTGGTAGCGGTGTCGCCTTCCTTGAATTGGGATTGCGCGGCCGCGGGCGCGGCTGCCGTATTCGGGGTGGTGTTGATCCGGTCGTTGATGGCCTTGATCTGATCGACGTTGGACTGCTTCCGGTTCGCCATGTCGGAGCGCAGAACTTTCATGGCAGAGACTTGCTGTCCGAGAGTCGCGTTAGAGTTACTGAGCGTCTTCACGGCGTCACGCCCGCTGACAGTGAGAGCGCCGCCGCCCTGTGGCGACTCCAGCACCTTCGCGGCCTCAGTGAGGGCCGTCTCGCGCGCCGCATTGAACGCCGCCATGTTTTGCGAGCCGAACACACTTTCGGAGATGGCGCGCGCCGGACGATTCAGCAGCGGCGACCCGGTGTCGATGATGCCCTTCGCGGCATTCAGAAAAATGTCGATGTTTTTTCCGGCGGTGTTCTCGAAGGCGTCCGTTTGGTCAGCCTGCTTCTGAAGGTTCTTCAGAGAATTTGTATTCGCCTGAAACGCCGCTTTGTTCGTCGCAAAGCTAACGTCCGGGAAATCCGACGCAGCCTTATTGATGATGTCGGAGCGATTCTGCGCGGCTGCTTTGCCCATGCCGAGATTTGGAAGCACGCCAGTCACGGCGAACATTTCAGCCATCTTGGCCTTGGCGTCGTCGGTGAGTTGCACGCCCTCGAAACTCTGATTGTGATAGCGCTGCGTCTCCGCTTCGTCCATGCGATTGTGGCGCGCGGCTTCCACTGTGCGGCTGAGTTCGTTATTCATTCGCTGCTGGTCAAACGCAAACTTTGCCTGATCGGCTGGCTGAATCGGCTCGGTGCCCGTAGCTTTTTGCTGCTGCACTGTGGCTTCCGCTTGAAGCTTCGGAACCGTGGCAGCTTGGATAGCCAGGTCTCCTGGCAATTTTGCCGCGCCGGTCTGTGCTTGTTGGCCAGCCGCGAATCCCCGCTGCGTGGCGGCATCGCCTTGAGCTTTGAGTATATTGGCCTGAGTTTGCAGAAATGGTTTTACGGATGCGCCGGTTGGGTCTTGAGCCAGCAGCGTGTCGATCTGATCGCTGACGCGTTGCGCATTTTGCTGGGTAGTCGCTCCGCTCGCCACTTCCTGCGCCAACGACTGCTTTACGAAAGCCGGGTCATAACCTGAATTCTCCCACTGAGCGCCGATGGATGCTGCGTGATTGGCTTGCGCCGTCTTCACTTTTAGTTGAGCTTCCTGTAGGTCCGAGCGCGACTTCGCTGCGTCGTTAGTGGCTTTTTGGAACGCTGGTACTAGATGGCCGTTGCCTCCCTGGATGAGCGCCTGCGCGGCTTTGTCCGGGTCCGTGGTGAGCATCCCGGTCCTGGGATCAGGTACAGCAGAGGTTAGCCACGCCGCGTCGCTAGCCTTGCGCTCATTGATGGCTTGCTGCGTCTCCTGCATCTTGAGCGCGCCCTCTTGGGCGTTCTGCTGAAGCTGCTGAATGCGGTACGGCGCTTCCGCCTGCGCCTGCCTGATCTGCATGATGGTTTGCAGATCGCCTAGCGGGTTCACGGGCGGCGGCGTGGTGTGCAGGCCGGCTATGATGTTTGGATCTATGGGCATAATCTCTGACTCTGAAATACCCACTTGCCATACTTGAAATAAATCAAAATCTCAATGCCGCTCCCCGCTGGATCGCGCTTTATCACCGATGCGCTAACGGCGCGAGGTTCCTTCAGTGGGATCGCGGAAGTTAGCATTCCAGGCGAAGGATCATGAACCACCAAATCCAGAAAAGCTATCCCAAGAGCATCGAGTTCCGGTATCGAAATCTTCGTCTGGTAATCTGCCCATTTTAGAAACTCCGCGTCAATGGGCATGGCTACTCGTAGGGCGACGGGATCGGGCCGCTATTCAATTGGTTCAGCGCCGAGCTTTCTTGTCCAGCCCCCCCGCCTTGCAGGAGGTTCATCAAGAACGCTTGGTTCGCCGTCTGCCCGAGGCCGTTCACCGCCCCCGTGAGCGCGTTAGCTTGCCCCACAATGCCGGCCGCTTGCGCGTTCCCCGCGCCAGTGTAATTCTGCGAAGCAGCGTTGGTGTTCTGTCCAAGTATGTTAGCGGTCAGGTCGCTATTGTTCGTGAGGTTCCCGACTTGCTGGCCCACGATGCCGGATTGCAGCGCGCTTCCCTGGTTCAGATTGTTGCTGACGGAGTTCGACGCATTCATGCCGACGCCAGCGCCCTGGAATAAGTTCTGCAGCTGCGTCTGGTTGCGGTTGAAGGCGTTCTGATACTCGTTCGACGCATAGCCCTGGCCGTACTGCGTCAGCGCCTTCAGCGCCGCGCCACCCGTCGCCCCGCCCGCCGCCGCCGCACTCTGCTCCACGGCCTGCTGGCCTTGCTGCATGCGGAACTGATAACCAGGGTCCTGCGAGATGTTGAACGAAAACGGATTCTGCAACGCGGTATTGAGGCCGCCAGCCGCAGTCGTGCCCACTTGCGAGTAGGGGCTATACTGCGCGTTCGCTTGCAGGGTATTGGTGTTGACGTTGGTCGAGAGGTTGTTCAGCGCCGTGTTGGACGCGGTGGTGTTGGAACCGAGGGTATCGAGACCCTGCTGTTTGTTTGTATCGGCAACGCCCTGCGCCTTGAGAGCGGCGGCAGCTTGGGCCTTAGCGGCGCTCTGCGCAGCACTCATGCCGAATAGGCCGCTAACGACGGAACCGACCCCCGCAGTGACAAGCCCCCCGAGCGGCACTACTGGACCTCTTCCTTACCCCGGTTCTTGCGCGTCTTCAGGAAATCATCGCCAGTAGTTTGCTTGGCACGGTGGAGCGCGACTAAGGTCATGTCGGTGGGCACGCCGCCGCGCACCGTGTGCGCTTCGAGACGCCCCTCGTGCGTGAACCCTTGCTTGCGCAGAAACTTTTTGATACGGAGGTTGTCCGAGAAGTGCATGGCTTGAATCTTCTGCACCTTCCCCGGCGCGAGAATCTTTTCAAGAAAGCGATGCACGGCCGCGGGGGCGAGTCCGGTGCCGTGTACCGCCTTCGAGAAGCAGATGCCGCGCAGCATGCCCAAGCGTTCCGTGATCTGCGCGTAGCCGCACACGCCGATGAACTTGCCGTCATGCAGGAACGCTGCAATCACTTCGCCTGCGTTCATGCGAGCGACAATTTCAGCAGTGAATGCTTCAAGCGATTGCGGCCCGTAGTCATCGAAATTCGAGCGCGGGTACTCGTTCAGCCAGATCCACAGCGCTGGCACGTCCTCAGGACGCAGCGCGCGTATCGCAATCTCTCCGGCTTGCACGTCTTCGGTTGGTTGCGAGTAGCCGGTTCGCACCCCGACAGGCATTGATGCGGCGCTCATTGGGCTAATCATAGCAAAGTACTAGGACTTTCGTGCCTCATCTTCGGATGTACGTCGGCGGGCTCAGAACCGCCGTCGTCACGTTCGCGGTCGTGCCGTCACTTTGCGCCACAGAGTAAGTGCTGCCGTCGCACAGCCCGTAGAAGCCATCGCTGAGAAAGAATCCGGGATGATCCACGATCAACTGGCCGGAACCTGCATCAGTAGACGCGAAGGTCCACCCGCTGCCCGTCCAGTTGTAGAGGTGCTTAAAGTCGAGTGCCTGGTAAACGAATCCGGCATCGTTGACGCCGAGATCCGTCGGGAGCGCCGCCAGCACGCCGCTCATCGCACCAGACCAATAGAGCCAGTTCGTGCCGTCTGTCTGACAGACCACCTGCCGATCCGTTTCAAAGAACTGCGTACCCGCTGGGTAAGCCGAAGCCGAGAAGCTGGCGCGGTCCGCGTGCGTCCCTTGCAGCGACGGCGCGGGCGAAACAACCGGCTCCCAGAATCCGGGGATGCCCGCGTACTGCGTTGCGCCGACGAACTGGTAGAGCACCGCGCCCTTGATGACTTGGTTGCCCTGATCTGGCGTCGCCGGGAAGTCCGTCACGGTCTGCGGTCCACCGATCGGCGGCACTACTGGCGCGGGCGTCGAGCCTGTGGGCGTGGTTGGCGCTGCGGTGCTGGGGCTACTAGACGGACTCCCTGCGCCGCTGGTGCCGCCGCCCGTGGCTAGTCCTGGTACTGGAGCGGCGGGCGGGACCGTGAAAAGGTTGACGACTACGGCTGACATTCTATAATCCTATCGTCGTGGCGCTCACCGCCGACACGATCATGTTGTCCCACAGAAACTTGTACACCTGCCACTCGCCTGCCCACAGCACATCGAAAGTCTTGTCGATCAACTGAAGAAACTGAATGTTCGAGTGCGGCGCTTTGACGCTGCCGAACTTTGCGCCGCCGATGGAGCCCCTTGAGCCACGCTGCAAGGTGAACGAACTCCCCCGCACTGCCGTGATCTGGTCGATCTCGTATTGGTAGACCCCGTTCACCAGCGCGGCATCGTTCCACAGAACGTAATCGCCCACCGCGAACTGCCGGCCGTAGACGCTGGTACCGAACAGCGGCGCTGTCACCTGGATCGGATCGGTGACGCCGTCGATAGAGCCTTGCGCGCCCCACGCCATGTCGGTGGTGTCGAGCGAAGGGCACTCGAAGGTGAGTAGCTGGTAATCGGAATTGCCGCCCAGCGCGGCAAGCCGCTGGCTGACCGTGTTCGCCCAGCCCTGCCCCCATGCTTGACTCATCAGCGCCTTTGCGAGAGCGATCCTGCTGGTGGACGCCGTGGCTGTGTTCCCGGTGTCCTGTACGAGGACCGGCTGATTCAGCGGTGCTAAGATATTCGGGATCGCGGCAGACGAAATCGACGGCACGGCCTGCACTTCTATGGTCAGGCTGCCGGGGATACCGACGCGCACGGCGAATTGGAGAGGGAGCGCGCTCATAGTTGAGAGATTACAGGATCGGCGGTCTCAGGCGTTGCCTGACCCGCGTAGCTCGGCGTGGGGTTGCCCACCAGCGTCACCATCGACATCACGGACGTGCAGGGCGCGGGCGGCGGCGGCGCGGCTGCTCCCGTGTAAAACTGCCCTAGCCCCAAGCCGTAAGAGCCGCCCTCAAGAAACCCACCGCCGCCCAATGAAGCTGGCCCGGTATTATCGCCTGAGGCTCCATCCATCACCGCCAGCCCGTTCACGCCAGAGTCAGCGTTGAACAGCGCCGCGATCGCGGCCCAGTCGATAGTGGTATCGCCGCCGGTGGTGCCCACCGTGGTCGTGATGGTCGTGCCCGTGACCGAAGACGAGTAGTCCGGCCCCCCTTCATCGCCGAGCAGTAGAAACACGATGGCATTGCCGAAAGGCCCAGCGCGCAGCGCGGTTACTTCAAAAGTGATTCCAGGCGGCGGCATCTTTTATCCAGGCGCGTTAAATTTTATTATCGCGGCCGTGGGAGTGCCGAACGTGATCTCGGGCAACGTGCCAAGAACGGAAGACTGCAGCCGGCCAAATTCCCGTACGTCAGGCAGAGACAGCGTCCCGATACTCACTGGAGATCCAAACCCCAGACCCGGATCGGCACGGTAGAGAAAAGCCACTGGCCCCGCGGTTGGCCCGGAGATGTAGCAGCAATAGATCGCCACGGTGCCCGCACAGACACTTGGGCAGGCGTCTACGCCGTCGCCACCATTCCCGGAGTCGAAGTCCTGGAAAGATAGCGCGACTGGATTCGCCGTCGCGCCCTGCCCCACGGCCACATCGGTCGAGCCGGTCCCGTTCGCCCCGGTGAAGGCGATGAAGATGGTCCCGTTGAACTGGCCGGCGTCGAAGGAAATCGGTACCGGGGCTGAGCCTTGATCGCGCGGCGACGCGGCTCCCTGCGTGATTTCCGTGATCACCCCTAGCGAATTATCCGCCTCAATCGACTGCTGGTACATGCGGGAATCGTGGGTGTTGCGCACCGCAATCCAGGAAATGTTCACCCCTCCGTCAGCACCCACGCCGCTGGTCCCTGGTCCCACATTGGTATCGCCGCCCCCGCCTCCGCCCGGGCTTTGTCCAGGGTCTCCATCGTCCGTGATGAGAACTGCGCCACCGTTGCCGCCGTTCCCGGTCCCTATCCCGCCATTGGCGCGCGGTGGGTTGAGCCCCGGCTGACCGTCCTGACCGTCGCCGCCTGCGGCGTTATTGAGGCCGGAGCCGCCGCCGCCGCCGCCGTTTACGGTACCGCCGTCGCTTCCACCGTTGCCGCCAGCAAAGGCCACATCGCCGCCGCTAGCCGCTCCGCCTAGACCGCCTGCCAGCGCAGTCCCATGCGCACCGCCAGCGGCCGTATCTCCCAGCGCTGTGGTGCTGCCCCCGTCCGAGCCCGTAGCCCCGCCAGCGCCCACCACGATTGTCTCGGTGCCCCCGGCAGTGATCGCCGCGGCGTTCGTGCGATTATAAGCACCGGCGCCCCCCGCGCGCTGCCCACCTGTGCCAGATTGAGCCCCGCCGCCAGCCCCCCACCGCTCGACCACCGCGGTAGCTGGCGCGTCAAGCGGCACGTCCCAGGTGAACGTGCCAGCGCTTGAAAAGGAAGTTGTACCAGCCGGTCCGGGTCCGGTGCGCGCCACTTGCTGCATGAACACCGTGGTGCGTCCCGAAGTAGGGTCCGTCACCATCCCGCATGGGATCAGGTCCCAAGTGGCGATATCGGCATAATCGACATAATCGAGGTCTGTCCAGCTACCGTTCCACGCGGAACCCGCGATATTGAAAACATTGAAGCAGCAAATCGAATGAGGCACGGCACCCAGCCCCGTGATGCCGTCACCCGCCAGCACAAACAAAATGTCGCCAGTCGAGGCGCGGTAAGAGCAGGCGTACTGCCCAAGTAAGAACCCGCCTTCTCCGGATTGGGGGTAGGGGCTGAAGGGCGGGTACGGTGTATCCACGCTCAGCACGCTCCATGTGTCCGATGCCATGTCGAAAGAGGTCATCGTACAAATAAAGGTTGGATTTAAGTAGACGATGTAGATGGCCGTTCCCACTTGGCAGCACGTATAAGGGGAAGTGGACCCAGGTCCCTCGAAAAGCACCGAGACGCGGCCCGCATAATCGACCTCTGCCCAGGTATTCCCGCTGTCTGCACTCTTGAACACCGCTAGTAGGGCCTGCCCGTCCGGCGCGTCCAGCACGAATTGGACTTGATATCGGTTCGGCGAGTTGAAGAAGGTCGAGAACTTACCGGGTTGCTCCGCGCCGCCCACGGAGGCATCGATTGTGACTGGGAAGGGCATTAGCGGCGGTCAATCCACTTCCATGGGTGCCTCTTCATATGGCAACTATGACATAAAAGGGAACTATCATCTTAACTCCCCTGCCTCATAAACCCTGCCGTGGTTGCATCGCCATTTGGCCCAAAATCCTCACGCCGTTTCCAATATGATTCTGAGTCCCATTCCCACAAGCCAAGCGCTCCCTTGGATGGGTCTGGATCTATTGCCATCGCTGTCCCAAGAATCCAAGCGAAGCGACCCGGCGTGTAATCCCCCAAGAAGCTCTCGCGACGGTTGATCCGCTCGCCCCATCGCGGATGATCCGCAATCGCTGCCGTGGGGATGCAGTCCAGGAGCGTCGTTATCGCGATCACGCTGCCATGCGGGAATCCACACCCGGCGCGTCCTGGAAATTTCTGCTTCAGCCCAAACTGCATCCAGGATTCATAAACGATTGGCTCGGACAGCATCTCTTTGGCATATTTCGGGAAGCCTTTTGCGGAATGAATCGCCAACTGGCCCCGGTACGAGGTTCTCCATGATCGCGTTTCAATCTGCTTAGCCCCGATTGCCACCAGAGAGGCCCACGGCTCTGTAAGAGTCAGTGTTTTCATCGTTTCTTAATCTCCAAGGGAGTCAAAGTGATAATTCCCACATAAAACCAGCACATCTTCGGGTTGTTCATGGCCGAGGTTCGCATAGGTCAGATGGTGAACTTCCCGGTGACCTTCAAATGAACCGCAGGATTCGCACATCATGCCACGGTCCGCCAGAATCTTATTCCGGAAGTCCCTCCAGGCCTGAGAGTGCATATATTTGGTATAGAGGGACCTTTGCTCCTCCTCGAAGGCAATACGTCTTCGCTGCTTTCTGGTTCTGGCGGCTCTCATCGGGGAACAGCAGACTATCATGTTCCCCGTAAAACATCTACCCCCCGCCTTTACTCACCTGGGCGTAGAGGTCCACTAGTACCATGTCAATCGGGTCCGTGAGCGTCCAGCGCACCACGCGATCCCGCGCGCGCCCCATCCGATACCATTCCGTGACCCAGCGAGTCTGCCCGAGAGCCCCCAGCGGCCGCGAGAGCAGCGAGCCATAGTTCTGACCGCCATCGTTCGATATTTCCAGCGTACACGTCGGGGCCGACCCTGGCCCGGTGGCGGGCACGATCCCTTGCAGGCAGTGCAGGCGGTAGAGGTCCACGTAAATCCAACTCAGCCCAGAGACGATGTGCGGTGCCACCCGGATACGCCGGATCGCCGCGCAGTTGTCTTGCAGGAACTGAAGGCTTTGGATGTAGAGATTGCCGTTCCGATAATCCCCTACGCAGTGCCCGATCTCCGGGAAGAATCCGTGATACCGCCCGATGTCGGCGTGCGAGCTTGATCCGTCCCAGTACTCGCGCTCATGCCAGCCCAGCGCCGGCCCGATGGTCGAGTCGTAAACCCACGTCTTGTCGGGGATCGGGAAGTGCAGGCAAAAGAAGAAGTGCCCATTTTCGACGTAGGAGTACGCGCTCGCTCCGGCGACGTTGTACTGGCTCCAGGCGTTCTCAATGGCGTGGTTCGAGATCCGAATAGGCGTGGTGCCGGTAAGCTGCCAAGCGGTGTACTGCCCGCGGGCGTCCATCCCCAGCCAGCAAACCGTTCCGTCCAGTTTCGCGACCGCCCAGGTTGATGCCAAGCCGGCTTCGATCACCCCCCCTCCCGGCAGGCGTTGATAGGGGAACAGGGCATTGCCGGAATCCTGCCACAGTTCAATGGTCTGCGAGCCAAAAAGGATCAGAATCTCGTAAGCTGCGTACACGGCCATCATCGGGTCGGAGTTGGACTCTTTTACGCCGAATTCCAGAGCGTTCCACAGGGTGGGGACGTTCAACCCTGAAATATAGAAGGTTCGGCGCGTGGGATCGGCTTCGTTTGGCGCGAGCGATACAATCACATAGCCGTCCATCCAAGTGGCTGACCGGATGAAGTTACCGCCGCCACCGTCAGGGATTATTTGCTGCTGGATGGACCACGCTGCAGCGCCAACCGTGTCGATCTCAATGGTGAAGTCACCGCCGTTCCCCGGCTGCGCGCCGCCCTCTGTGGTAGTGGCGTAAGCGCCAGAGAACACGCTGTATCCGGTCCCAGGTGAGGTCAGGGTATAGGTGAGGACCGCGCCTGCCAGGTCCACGGTGTTCACGATATAGGCAGCGGGGATGCCACCGCCTGGCACGTCCACCGTCCCGGTGTCGCCCCCCGCGTAGCCAGCGCCGCCGCCTCCGGTTGTGGGGTTGAGCACGCTGCTGGTGATCGGCGACCCGAACGCCGCCACATAGGCGCTGCCGTTCGCCACCACGAACAATAAATTGGGATTTATTACTATAATTTGGGCCGGGAAGAGCTGGCCGCCGGTCCCCTGGATGATCTGCTTGTCCACAGCCCCGATGCTGGTTGCGGTTCCTTCCCAGAGGCCGGTGCCGCTGTTGAACGTCGCCGTGATCGCGTAGAGGGTCGAGCCGGAAACCACGAAAAAGAGGCTGACACCAGCCCCGTAAAACGAGGAATTGGACTGGGTTACGGCGGCTATTGGCGCGTCGTCACAGGCGCACAGTAGTTGCTTACCCGGAGTGAGGTATGCCGCCCATGGAGTGCCCTGGCTAGAGTCGTCACCCGACTCCACCTTCTCGATGTACATGTTGACCCAGCGCTGGCAATCCGCGACAAGACCGCGAGTTGCATACCCTGGACCTAAGAAGCCGAAAGAACTTGCCATAAGCCATTTTGATTCAAGAGATTAGAATGGGTCCCACGATACCCGCAGCGTGTCACCCATGGCGACGTAGACGTACACGTTCGAGAGATCGTAGCCGCCCTGGGACTTGGGCGGGAGGAACTGCCCCGCGCCAGCCGGGAGGATGTTGCCCGATGCCGTCGCCACGGTCCCCAGCGACCAATAGGCCGTGGACATGTTGCCGGTAGGCGCTACCAACTGCACCCAGTGGACGGGCGTTGACGAAGTGCTGATCTGCACCGACGCGGCGCTGCCGGAGATCGTGATCGAGCAGCACACGGCCTGCGAGTCGCCGACCTGGGCCGCCGCCGCTAGTAAGATCGAAAGTGAAAGTAACAGTTTGAGTATTTTCATGTAAGTCTATTGAAGGAAGGGGCCGGAAATCCAATTGAAATATGGTTTCTCTTTGCCGGTCTTCAGTCCATCCAGTTCCATGTAGAACGGTTCTCCGTTGGCGCTCACTACGTCAGCCCGAGCCAGCCGCGCCCGCGCCGTCACGTCGGCCTTGATATCGCCGGTCTTGCCGAACGGGTTGCAGAGCACCTCCGCCAGCGAGAGCATGAACGCCTTGTAATAGCCAGGAGGGAAGACGAACTGCGTATTGAGCGCGGCCGCCTGCCCCAAGTTTTGCTTGGTCTGCAGCCTCAGGCGGTAAGTGAGGTTATTCGGCACCCCGCGCAGATGGATCGTCCCGTTTGGGAACGTGGTCTCGTACCAGAGCTGAGTCGGCACGCTGGTTTGGTAGGCCAGCACCGTGTACGACTCCCAGATGTCAGCCGGTACGACCGTGATGTGGATGTAGACGTTGGGATTCTGGGTGGTGTCCACAATCGCCGCCGCTAGGATCTCAGTCGGCCGGTCAGCCGTGAAATCCGCCCCGCTGGGTCCTATGGTGTAGGAGTTCTGCGGGCCGGGGAACGTGTACTCGTCGAGCCGCGTGACGTACTGCATGAGGCTGCGCGCGGTCCAATTGTCGAGGACCATGTTGCCGCGCGTCAGCCCCAGCGCCATGTCGCCAGCGTCCGGCGCTTGCCCTGGGGTCGTCGCGTTGATCTCCACCAGGGCGTCGGTAATCAGATCGCCAAAGAATAGCGCCAAGACGCCTCCTTAGCTGGTTACGGGTGTCGCAAGTCCCCAAGTAGTGTTCGTCGGCTGAATTCCACCGGTTGCGACTACCACGCCCGAGTTTGTATTCCAACCGCTTGCCCCGTACAGGCCAGTCTTAGCGCCCGTCAGGATCACCACGCCGCCGCCGGTAGCGATGGCCATGGCGTGAGTGAGCCCCGTGCCGCCGGAGGCGATTGCGTTGAGGAATAGACAATCCTCGAACACGGTTTCCCGGTCAAGGTTGCCCACACCGCCGCCGCGGGCGAACAGACACGCGGTCGCCGAACTGGTATAGAGCATGAACCGGCAGTTACGGAACCAGTTGCGGGTATTGGCCGGGCTGGACGCAGCGAAGTTGAGAACTTGGTTAGAGGTGCCCGCGCCGAGCTGGATGGTATCCTGCCCGATGGTGCAATCCTCGAAGAAATTCTCCTCCGCGCCAGCAAAGTTCAGAGAATAAGCCCCGCTGATATCGTTGGCGGCGTTCCCCATCCCGGCGATGTGGCAGCGGACAAAATGGTTTCGCGCGCCGGTGACACTCACGCAGCCGGTAGGCAGCGTGCTCGCGACGCCCATGAAGAACTCGATGCCCTGGATCAGGCAGCCGCTCCCGGAAAGCGTGAAAAGGTTCGCGGCGGCAGCAAAGCCAGCGTTGAAGGCAATGCGCGACCGCTGAGAGAATAGCGGGCTCCCGTTGACGCCGATCAAGTGAAGCAGGTTCTTGCTCCAAACGAGCGTGCCGCCCTGGTAGGCCGTGGTCTGGCTGGCGGTGTTGCTGTTCGCAACCAGATACACGACGTCATTGTTGCCGTCTGCCGCCGAAGAGTGCGCCTGCGCCAGTGTGGCGAAGGCGGTCGCGGGGGTCTCCCCGTCATTCTGATCGTTCCCGCTGAAGGGGTTGACCCACCAGGCCTGCCCCGGCGTGCCGAAGACGGCGTTGACCATAGCGATGAGGCTTTGCAGAGTGACGTTCTGCAAAGCCCCCGCGCCCGTTTGCATGGGGTAGGAAGGCATGTTACTTCTTCGCCTTCATGGCGTTGTACGTCTTCTGTGCGGAAGCCAACCCAGCCTTTGCGGCCTTCAAGTCCTGCTGGGCTCCGACAGTGCCGGGTGCGGGCATGTTGTCGATCTTTTCCTGGGCAGCATCCACAACCGACTGAGCTGAATTCACGCTCTGGAGCGCGCTCGCCAACTGCGTCGGGGTGTAGGGCGGAACTGGCTCATCGTAAGTGTGCCACTGGTTCAGGTCGAACCCATGGGCCACTTTGCTGCGACCAATCGATGTCCCAACGCGGTTGAACACGATCATGTCAACGGTGTCATTTGAATCCGCGTTCATCCAAGTCACAATTGCAGGATGTTCCTGGTTAAAGCCGTCCTTGAAGACGACCAAGGGGAAGCGAGCGGAAGCGGCGGCGAGTTGCGCCGTGGTCAGGGGTTTAGGAGCAGGCACCGGGTTCGGGACTGGCGTTACCACCGGAGCCGCGGTCGGGACTGCTGGTTGAGTTGGTGTCATGTTTCTCCTTTTTCAATAACTTACACGTACGATGGATACCATTTGCTGGTAGCCCAATCCCAGGTGAAGCAGACCGTGCGCCCTACTACGGCAGTGCCGGCCAAGCCGATGTTGGTGGCAGTCGTCCAGGTAAACGTCCCGGTAGGAAACGCGCAGAAGCCGCCTGTGGCGAACCCCACCGGCAACGTGAAGCCCGTAATGGCCGAATTCCCAGTCAGGGCGAAAAGTGGCCCGCTGGGCACAACCAAGCCGGCTGCCGAAGCTACATCGGCGGTCACCGCCGGTTGGTTTGGGTTATTGAACCCAGGTACCCAGGACAGCGTCAGGGTGCTACAAAGCCACTGGTACCCGTTGACGGTGTTGATAAGCGGCGTGTACACCGTTTTGGCCGCCGTGCAGGCGCCGTAAGGGTCGGTCAGCGAGAAACTCTGCGCGAAGTTGTTCGCGTTGCTGATGACCACAATCGCGCCAGTGACGTGCGCAGCCCGGAAGTTAGCGCCACGCTGCACTGTCAGGAAGTTGCCGCCAGTCGAGCTAGTCTTACTGCAATTCACCAGCTCACCTTGGCGAGTGCCAGGGTCGAGGATGTAGAGCGGCTGAAGCTGCGTCACCGAACACGCGATGCCAGTGAGCGACGCTACCTGGATTACGGTCTGGTTGGACGTAATCGCGCTCGAAAGCGTGGTTTGGGTGAGAGCGGTCTGGCCAAAAGCCGCGGCCGCCAGCAAAACGATTGCGAGAATGAGTTTGGTTTTCATGATAGTCTCCTGTTTTCCTAGTGCGTTAGGTCGCGCTCAGCATTCGCACCGCGCAAGCGTTCGAGTACAGCTCACCGAAGCCGATGAGGGTATCGAAGCGATTGATCATTTTGCGCTGAATCGGATCGAACGCGCGAATAAAGCTGACCGGAATCCCGGTCTTGGCATCGCGCTTCTGAACCGACATTTCTACCGCCTTAGGCAGCATCATCTTGACGCCGACGAGGGCGAAGGCGTCTTTTGCCAACGCCAACCCGTTCCAGCCGGTCGCGGAGCTGGGGCTGGTGGTGCCTGGGAAGAGCGTCAGCAGCGCCGTGTCGAGCGGGAGCGCGTCCACATTCTGATATTGATCTCCAGGAGCCACGATGCCCTGCCCGTCGCCGCCGGAAATCTGGATAGTTGCGGTCGCACCGGTTGCCGTCAGATCCTGCGTAACGCGGAACTGCCGCAGAACGCCGGTCGAGCGCCGGGTAGAAGGGTTGACGTTATTGACGGCGGCCATGTTGAATACGTCACCCACTTTGAAGGTGTCGCCGCTGGTGCAGTTGATGTTCAGTGCGGTGCCTTGCTGGTTCGACCCATTGACAGTCACGGCAGAGGGAACCTGCCAGTTGCCAGCGGTGTTCTGGTAGAGAGACATGCTCTCGAACCAGGTGAAGCTGCGCGCATCGCCGATGTAACCCTTCTTCCAAATCTTGCTGATCTCGTCGGTCGGATTGAAGAGAGTCAGCGAGCCGTTCGCAATCGACGTCATGGCACCCGGAGGCACAATCATGCGCATATTGTCGGTCAGGCCAGCGTTCTCGGTCAGACGTTGCAGGGCGGCACCGGCCGCCGAGGTGTCCGTGGGGGTCGTCTTCAAGCTGCCAACGATATTGTTGGCATGCGACCATGCAAAGTTGGCCGCGCGGGAATCGATTTCCTGCGCGATCTGATCCATGGCGGGTACGATGTACTCCTTCATGAACCACTCTTCGCCGCGCTCCATCTTCAACGCCTGGTCAATCGAATCGTACTCGAAATCGATACCGAAGGGCTGATCGACCACGATATCCGTCTTGCGGCGGTTGATCGGCTGGGGCTGATAGGTCAAGCCGTCGCGAATCAGGAAGCGCTGCGGATACTTCACGCGCACATCCTCGCCAACGGCGAACTCTTTTGTGAACTCTTTGTTGTAATCGGTGTTGAATGCTTCAGCGATTACCAGTTTGTTAGTGAGAACTCGGATGGATTCGTTACCCACCCAGTCCACGAACTGAAATACGTTTGCCATGGGCTCCCTTTTGCAGGGGCCCTGGCGTCTATCGCCCGAAAACCCTGCGTTTAGCGGCTATGTCGCGAGCGTTGGCCGCTTTGCGGTACGCTTCGTCATCGCCGGATTCAAGTGCTGCTTGCATCGCGTCTTTCGGCGGTACATTTCGTCCCGACAAGTCTGTCGGCGGCGGCGGCACTTCGGTGAACTTCTTAGGAGCAGGGGGCTCACGTCGAGCTGCAGGTTCGGTCAGGGAAATCTCAATGTCGCGAAGCGTCGCAGCTTGTCGGCTGGGCTTCATCTCGGCAATGGCGTTTGCCTCATCCAGGTGCGTTCCGAGGTAGTAGCTGATATCAGCCCCCACTTCGGAGTCGAGCACGAAGTCCGCAGCCACGGCCATGCGCCGGTCCTGCGTTAACAGCGGGAACACGGCCTTCGCCGCCTCATCCCACTTGTCCGCGCCATACTTCTTAGCCGCTTTGTCAACCTGCTGGTTCCAGCGGTCGGCTACCGGCTTGGCGTCGGCTTCCTGCTTGGCTTTCGTCGCCTCTTTCGCCCGTTCCGCGCGATCTTCCGCAACCGCCACTTTTACCTTGAAGTCCGTAAGATCCTCAGCATATTTCAGCTTGGCATCCTCGAACTGTTCCCACGCATCGGGACCGTTAAAGTCCGACGCCTTGGGACGGGTAGGCGACTTCGGTTCGGCTGGCTTGTTCTCGGCGGCTGGCGTGGCCGGTGGTTTGTCGCCTGTTCCCGATTCAGCTTGCCGCTTCAGATCGTTGCGGCGGGCAAGTTTGGCTTCGAGATCCTCGATTTCGGCATCGAGTTCGCTGGAGCGAGCCTTGACGCCTTTCCCCTTGCCTGCTTCCTTGCTTCCTCTGGCCTCTCCACCTTCAGGCGGCGGCTCATCGGTTTTTTTAGCGGGAGGCGGTTCCGCTGGTTTCGCCTTGGGAAGTTCGCCGGTCAGCCGCCAATGCTTGTCTTGCTCATCGGTCAGGCTGTCGAGCGAAATCTCCTGGTACGGCTCGGCTTCTACTTCAGGGGTCGAGGGCGACGATATCTCGATAACTGCGTCTTCTGGCATTTTAAGCATACTCCTAGGCAGATTGCAAGAAGTTCCTATCTGTGTTAGGCTTCTTGCGCGTTCACTCTATTGCAATTCCTCCGAATTGTACGCCCCGCCTGGCAAGATCTTGGCGGGGCTTTTTATTGCGCGGCTAGGAATTTGTACGCTTCCATGTTCCACTGAGCGTCATGCAAGGCATTGTGCTCTTTGCTCTTTTGCTCCGGTAGTTTTGGGTTGCCCTTCGCATCACAAAGCTGCTTGATGTCTCGGCAGTACATTGGCCAGCCCTTCGGCAAGTCGATCATCGCGCCGAACATCTGGCAGAACACGACCCAATCATAATCGGCATAATAACCCCAAAACTCCGGCTTGCCCGTCCCGGCATTTAGTTCTACAAATTCCTTGACTGCCCGAGCGATAAAATCCAACGGATAACGCACGGCAAAGCCAATATGCGGTACCACGTTGGCCTGCACCCACTCATTGCAGTCCTCGTATTTGAACTGAGAAACGCGATAGAACTCTTGCCCGTTTTCACATACAATACCTATGCTGATGAGTTGGATGGGGTACTCAGGCCCGCGTTCACTGAATTCAGTATCTAGGAAAAATCTCATTGCGCAGCCGCCATCGCGGGCTCAGCTTCAGACCCGCTGGGCGTCTCCTGCGGAGGCGGGGGCACTGGGTGGATTCCCTGCGGCCCCACTGACGGCGTGGGAGCGAGTTCACTTTCGTGTAACATCTGCCAGGAGTTCTCGATGCGTTCTAGCTCGGCTTGCAGCACCACCCCAGCGTTCGCAACCCCATCCTTGAGCATCTGGATCACGAGGTCCGTCCGGTTCTTGTCCGCTGCGATCACGCGCTTGTTCTGCATCTCCAGCATGGCGATGTTGGTCTTCTCTTTCAATTCCTGCTGGAGAGTGCCAACCATCGCCATGGCCTGTTGAAGTTTCTGCTGCATCTGCTGGACGGCCTGCTGCACTTGCGGCGGGATCGGAGGCCCGTCTTGCGGCGGGTCGATAGTGTCCGCCATGGCGTCGCCTACCGGTCCGAGATCTTTGAGCCGGATCGCCGCCGCCAGTAGCTTCGCCGATGTGGACTGCGGGGACTGGAGCGCGAGCGTCACCAGCTGCGGATTGTTCACCAGCGTGTCGCTGAATTCGTTCGCGGCATCGCGCTCGCTGTCGTAGCTGGGCCCAACCGAGAGCGTCACATCATGATCACCCTCATCGGTCAGGTAGACGGCCGGCTGCCCGTTTTTGTCCACGGCGGCCGGGTTGTTCAGTTGGATCGTCTTGGGCTTATCATCGTTGCCGCTGATCGAAATCTCGCGCTCGGTGTCGTAGACCACGGGGATGGCTTCTTTGAGGATAAAGGCTTCACGCTCCAAGGCGCGGTCGTAGTTGTCGATGAAATGGAACGTCGAGCGGTCGCCCTGCGACTCGAACTCATCTAGCGCCTTGCCGGATAGCGGCGCGCTGGAATCGCGCTGGGCTTGCGGGTTACTCACGCCGATGGCGGCCTGGATCGCTTGGCGCGCGGCCTGCGCGTAGACCTCCAGCAATTGCACGTTGGGCACGAAGTCGGGGCGCGTCGGCGGACCTAGAACCTGGGCGCCGGTCGCTTCCGTGGTCGCCTTGTACTCTTGCACGGCCCGCGGCAGCTTGTTCAGCGTCTTAATTTCAGTCTCGTGGTTCTCCAGTTGCCCTTCGACCGCCCAGTACGGCGACTTCGATGTCATCTGGATTTCTTCGAGCTGTGCGGTGCGCGTGTAGCAGTACGCCATGTAGGGCGTGCGCGCCATGCGAATGAGCGATTGAATCACGCGCTTGGTGCCGCTGCCCTTGTCTACCCACAGTTCCTTGCCGAGGTACGGGATGATCGGGATCGACGTGCAGCCCGTGGTTTTCCTCCCGCTCACGGGGTTGGTGACCGTCAGCGTCCAAGGGCGCGTCTCCAGGATCTCAATGCCGTTGGTAAGATAGGCCACCACGAAGCGACTCTTGATCTCGCGTTCGTTGCGCACCTTCACCGACTTCATACCCTTGCGTTCAAGGTGCCGGGTGTCGCTGGTGATGCCCGATCCTTCGGGCAATTCGTCCGCATAAATCTCGGGTTCGTCTTCGCTGTCGAGGCGATAGCGCGTGCGCTTGTTGATGTGCGCCTTCCAGTACGTCGCGATCTGAATCTGATCTTCCTTGATCCAGGTGGGCGCGATCTCCATGTGAGACGAAGAAAAGTCCACCACTTCCGCGTCGGGAAAGCGAGACTTGAATGCCGATTTCGTAAGTTGATCTAACTCGAAGGCGTCTTCCATGTCCGAGAAGTCGGCCTCTTTGGCGTCAGGGTCGAGCGAGATCACGTCAGGATTCGGAATGCGGCGGATGCGCAACTCCTGGTCGTCGGAATCGTCAGAGACGTACTCGCGCACGATCTTGGTGTAGCCGTAGGACCGCATGGCCGCGTTCTCGAAAGCTGTTACGCGCGCGGTATTGGCGTTCGACTTGTAGCCGATGGCCTTGATGAGTCCGGCCAGCATCTCCGCCGTCTTATCGTTTGCGCCGTTGCCGGTGGGTGTTACTTTGGGCGCACGCTTGTTCTGACGAACGCCGTTGATGAGTTGATTGATGTACTGCCCAAGTTCGTCGAAGTCCAGGCACAACCGCCCCATCCCCTCGCGAGAATTGCGCTCGTTCGGCTCCCACGGGTCGCCCGTCGCAAAGCGCATGTCGATCTTGGCTTCATCGCGGATGTCCTGCCATTCGAGGGTGTGGTAATCGAAACGACGCCGAATTTCCTCCACCGTGGGCGGCGGGGGCATGTTATCTATCGACCACTGGGGCGTCATTCCTTCACCAGATCAACGGTGGGCGATGCGTAGCTGAACCGCGTCGAAAAGTAGACGCAGCGCTGGTTCACGCACTCAACGATGCATTTCTGGGCTGTGCCGTCTTCCTGATGCTCCATCGCCTGCCCGCATGCAGGGCAGAGTGGGTAGGTGAAGTGTGGCGAGAGATGCGCTTTGAGTGTGTCAGCCAAGGCTAGTATTTATTCTTGCCTACGTGCACGGCAGACTCTTCATCGTTGTGCGCTTCGCCAGCAAAGTGGTCCTCCATCTTGTCGTGGTGGATCGCCATGCGCTCGTGCTCAGCGACCATGCGGCGGTGGGACTGGGCCAGCACCTTGTGGTTCAGCGCGTGTACATTAGCTTTCTCGCTTTTGTTCATTTCGGCCATAGAGGGCTCCTTACTGGTTGAGATTACCACGCCGCCAGTCCATCGAGTGCACGTTGCTGTCGGCCTTCGGCACTACCTTGGGCGCGGGCTGCGCTTTCTTGGCGGCGTCTGCTTGATCCTGCGCCATCTTTGCGATATCGATACCGGCATCTGGTGCAGGCGTAGCAGCTGGCGCGCTGCCCTGCTTCGCGGCTTGCTGCAGCGGGCCGTTGCCGAAGATCCACTGGAACCAGCCGGGTTTATTGTCGTCAGCCATTATTGGTTGTCCCTCCAATCCATCGCGTGCGCGTCCGGATAGCGTTCCTTGGGAGTCTTGGCGGCCTTGGCCTTGAACAGCGGCGCTGCCTTGCCGCCGAACGGGGCGCGCTTCACTGATTTCCTCACTGGCGGTGCCCACTGGTTTGCGGCTGCCTGCGGAGTGATCTTGACCGGGCGACCGGGCTTGGGGAAGTGAGCCGGCTTAGGGCCTGACGACCCGGCCTTTGTGTGTTGCGGCAGCCCCTTGCGCTTGGTGGCAGCAAAGTCGTGGAGCTGTTGGTGAGACATCTTAAGCAGCCCAGCGTTGCGCGCATAGAGCTTGCTGGGAGTGTGCTCGGCGATCGCCATCAATTCCTGCTGCGCCTTCGAGCGTGCTGGCATTAGTAGAACCACTGTTTAGGGGCAGGTAGACGCTTCATGACCACCGCCCCACTTCGACATGCGCCGATTCGATCTTCGGGCGCGGCGGCATCACTGGCCGCGCGAAGGTCAATCCCAGCGCGTCTCCATCGTCAGTCGAGTGTAGCCCGCGCTTCTCCATGCTTTCCTTGGATTCTATCACCAACTGGTCCTTAGCGTTGTGGTGAAAGCCTGGGCCGGTGAGATCGCCTTCGAGGTTATTATCCATCGGGATCGCCCCGCTCAGCAGCCAGTCCTTCATCTTGGCCCACATATAGGCGCGCATGTTGGCTTGGTGTGGATCGGTGGACGCCGAGCCGAAGTTGATCTCGCTCACGTTGCGGAAACCAAGCTGATGGAGGCGATTCACCACGGGCCCACCGAGCGCCGAATCTACGAACATCATGGAAATGCGCCGCTCTGGCCGGTGGTCTGCGAGCAGCTCCGCAACCTTAGACACGAGGATGGTGCTATCGCGCGTCTGCTCGCCAGGGATACGGATCGGTGGAATGCTGCGCCCGTCTAAGCCCTTGCGGAAGCGCACCACGTTCCAGTCACCACCACCGCGCGCCACGTCTAGCCCCGCGATGATGGGATCGTCTTTGAGGCATGCCGCAACGCGACGTTGCGCAGCGTAAACTCGCTCCCGGTCGATATACTGGAGGTCTCCCTGACTCGGCGGAAGTCCACGTACACGGACCCGGAAGTAGTCTGAATCCTCGCCGTAATCTGCCTCCCATTGGGCGATGAGTTCTTTGTTGGTAAATCTGGATGTGCGGCTATCCACACTAAAGTGCCGCCAGCGATGCGCGCCGCTTCCAAAACAAACCTTATGAAACTCGCCGGAATTGCGCGTGGGCTGCCCCCAGGCAAAGAACATCGGCTCGCCATCTGTCAACCCTCCGTACGCGGGCACCCAAATCTGGTCCGGGATCTCGCTCGCTTCGTCGAACATGTACCACGATGTCGAGGTCTTCGCATGCTGGCCGGCGAAGGCTTGGGCGTTCTCAGGTCTGCACGTTTGCGCGAGTACCTTCCAGTCGTCCTTGAACTCTTTGTGATAGATCCCGTGCGCTTGGATGTCGAACCAGTGCGACGTGATGCATAGTTTCATCCAGTGCTTGATCGCGGCCCAGGTGCGCCCTTCAAGCTGCGTGAAGCTGTTCGCGGTGACCGTGCCGGTCGAATGCGGGCGCGTAGAAAGTATCCACGCCGCGATCCAGGCGCCCAGCACGCTCTTGCCCGTGCCGTGGCCTGAACTCTCATTCATCATGATCGGCATCACGGGGTCGGTGCCGTTGAACTTGCGGAGACTGACTTCCTCGCCTAGCGCCTCAAGGAACACGCGTTGATTGTCATCTGGGCCAGTCTCGTTTTCGAGCGCGCCTGGCTCACCCCAAGGAAACGCAAAGAGAACGAAGCCCAGCGGGTCGTCGTAGTACTCAGAGACAGCGTCGGCGAGTCGGACGTCGGTGGGATCGTGCGCGGTCATGCGTTTAGAGCGGGAGTCTTTGGGGCGGGAACCGCAGTCTCATCAAAGACCGGCTCCACATGGGGCCGAATCCAAACGACTGTTGCCACTGGTTAGTTATGGGGTCGAAAACGCGGTTGAAGAATACCCTCATTCTCCCAGCACCCGATTGGCTTTCAATCTGATCTCGGCCGCCTGCGCTGCGGTCAGCTTGCCCTTGCGAACCATCTGGGTCGCGCGGCTCTTGGCGTTGGCTGCGTGGCTCCGGTCGTTTAACGGATAGGCTCGCTTAGATGGCAGTCCGAACTTACTCGCGGGCAGCGCGTTGCGGCGCTTCGCTTTTAGTTTAGCCATAACCCCTCAGGCGTTCTCAGATCAGTGGCGCCTTTGTTTTCCAGCCAACGCTCGGCTGCCTTGCGCGTCTTGAAGCGAGGAGAGCAGGTGAAGCCTACGCGAGCTAGCCACTCATTCCTTACCACATCAAACGCAAGGTAGCCGATTTTTTTAGCCATGGTGCGCTCCTTTCACGAAGGCCACAGTCAACGGCAGGAAGAAGAGATACGCGCCGATCAGGAGAATCATGCGGCCTCCGTGAAGCAAGAGTGTATCACGAATTCTTCCATGCCAGATATTCTCCCGCGCGCTGCTTCGCTACCAGCAACAAACCCGCGCTTTCTCGGGTTTGCTGCGCGATACATCAAAATGCCAGCGGCCATCCCAGTAGCCGAGCCAGAAATTGAATTTGCCGATTAGCAGCCCAGGCCCATTCCAGACCCCTTTGCGCATTCTCTTGAGGGGGCAAAAGCTCAGCGTCATCACTTAGTTATTTTGTCACAGTTGGAATAAAAGATAAAAAGGTCTTTTTATATTAAGACAAGAAAGTCTTTTTCTCTAGATGCCAATGAATCGCCGAAATTTGGTGCCATGTGCTATGTGAGAAGCCGTACAGCGCTTTCCAAAGGTGTGAGAACTTCAACCCCGAGCGGCTATTTCTCGTGAGCGCGCTTGCGGCCGGCAGCAAGACGCTGCTCGATCTCACTCGTGAGTGCGAGGCCGCCTGACAACTCGACAGCCTTCAACTGCGGGTGCCGGTACTTCGCGAGTTCAGCGTACATCTTGCCGCGCAGATCCGGCGTGACCTTCTCCAGCAGCGAGCCGTAGCAACTCTCGCAGGTGCGGTCGAAGAACGTGCCGTTAGCGGCCTTGACCTTCGTGGTGCCCTTGCCGTGGCAGGTGCCGCACGGAACTTCGCCTGACGCGATCATGACCATGCCCGAGATTGGGTCGCAGCCGAGGCGCTCAAGGATCTGCGTGGCGGTGGCGGACGCTTTGTCGGGTGTGCCCTTCTTGCGACCGGAGCCGGGCGGTTTCGGAGTGCCTTTGACGAATGGCATGGTTCTAAAAAGCTATGATAGCGCTGCTTTGCATTACAAATACTTTAGCCAACTCGGGGCATGGTCCTAGGGTACTACGGTACAAATCAGGTGTTTGGGGGCATTGGCAAGCGGCGTATAGGCGGCGCAGAATTGATCCATGGAAAACACCAGCCCCGTGACCCAAAACGCGCTGTCGGTCGCGCTACAGCCGCCCGAGCAAGCCCTGGCCACCGTTAAGCTGGAGGCGCTGGCGGTATGCCGCGAGCACCTGCTGGCGCTTCTACGAAATCCCACAGCGGCGCGTTTTCGTCGGGGATCGCTGCCCATTCTTTCACATTAGCAATGTAGGCTGCGGTGTTGTTATGGTCGCTGGCTGGTGCCCACGCACTGATGAGCTGGGTAAGCGACTGGCCCATGGCAATGCGGAGGGCCACTACGTGGGCGATGCCCGCGAGCCCAGCTTCGCGGGATGGGGGCACCCAAAAACCGCCCCTGATCACTGGAGCCGTCAGCCATGGCGCGCCCCTGAGATTACCTGGATTAAGCGCGACTATCGGCTCACCCTCTTGGTGGACGATAGCGTTGCTTATGCGCTCGATGAGGTCGCCTATCACTGGAGGCCCCAAGCGGGCAAACATTGCGGGATGCCGCGTAAGATTGGGATCTTCCAACGTATGGCGAGCCTGTAAATTCCCTGCACGGCGATGCCCTCGGCTGCCGCGATGGCCTTCAATGATTCATTGCGGAGCAAACTGCGGCGTATTCGCGTGCGACGGTTGAGGATTTCCATAGACTTGTTGGTCATGCGGCTGCGGTTTCCGGCGCGCGATCTTGGAAGAAGTTAGTCATCCGACCCGGCTCTCATCCCGAGAATGAACCCGATGCTCGCCCCAATCGCAAGCCCAACCGCAAAAACCAGCGTGATCATGCAGCCAAGTGTGCGGCTTCGTCCGCCGCGATGGTTGCCTCGGTGGCCGCGTTCGTAGTGTGCACCTGAGACACGATGAGCGCCAGAGTGTCCGGCGTCAGCGCGGGATGTTTCTTGAACAGCGCCACGATGTCGGCGATGAGTACGGGCGCTTCCGATATCAGGACCGGCAACAGCGTGTTGATGAGAGGAGCGGCTAGGGCTGCCATATTATTGCACCGCGCCTTGCAGTTGTGTCAGCAAAGCACTGACCGCCGCTAGTGCCGCTTGTAGCGTGGTGTCTACCGTGCTGGTGCCTGGGATCTTGAACAGCGGCAGCATCGCGAGGATCTTGGTTTTCTGCGTAGCCCACGGATCGGAGCCGCCAATTTCGGTATCGATTGTATCGTCCAGCGCTGCCGCTGATTTCCCCCACTGCTCGATGGTGGTGGTGTCGGCCTGCGAAATTTTGCCAGCGTTGCGCAGCGAGATCGCGGTGTTGACCGCGGCGCTGATCGCGTCGGCGAGGGCCTTGTCCACGTTGAGCGCCTGCGTCTGCGGCGAATTGACGGGCGCGGGCGTTACCGGCGTGGTGGGCGTTGACGCGCCACACCCGGCCAGAAAGAGAGCGAGAACGAAGACCGCGGGGAGCTTCACGCAACCCCCGGAGCTTTCGCGCCCACTGCCTTGGCGATGCTGGCGAGAGCCTGGAGCACCGTGGTCTGGAATTGCTGGCCGCTCATGCTGGTTACGCCCATCAGCGCAGCCCAAGCCGCCGCGTCCGCGGGATTCGCCACCCCTGGGCCAGCCGGCGTAATCGCGACCGGCTTGAGCACGAAAAACCAAACTCCGCTCGGCTGCATCACCCAATCGCCGTCAGCCCCAATCGTCCCGCCCTGCGCAGCGACTTCCTGGTTGATCGCGATGCCGGCGAAGGCACCAGGCCCGCCCACGCTCCAGCGCACGTACCACGGCTGCGCGGCGTCGGTGGGCTTGATGCCCCCGAAGACCATGCCGAGATCCGGGGTGTCGGCCGCATTGACGAGCTGAGCGCCGATTGCGGTGGCGTACTTTTGCGCATCAGCCTCGTAGGACAACACGCCGTCATAGATCGCTTGCTGGGTGCCGCCGTCGGCGAAGGTAATGCCTGCGATGGGCGGTTTGACGTAGGGCGGTAGGCTCATGGTTTCTCCTCTGAAAATAGGCGCGTTGCTAAGGCTGTCTCGTTGGCGGATTTCCGCTGCGCTTCGTGATCGCTAAGGCTCCGCGCGATGCCATCATACTCGATCTTAGTCTAAAATTGCAATGATCGCGGGTGGCTGGGTGGTAGCTCCACATCGCGCCGGACATACGCCAGTAGTAAACCTCCCCAGCTCTCGTCAACCGTCCGGCGCGGCTTGGTTTCCTTCGCCCGCGGTTTACGTGGGCGCTTGTGTTTGCTCATGGCCCTGCGGTTAGCCACGACGCGCGCCACGAGGTCGCGGGTAGCTTGGTGGGCTTGGGGCCGCTAGCTCCTCGTCGGTCGCGTAGCGCTCGTCTAGGATGGCTTGGTAGTGGGGCGTCACAGCGTCCCCGTTTCCACCACGGCTACCGCGTCCGTAGTCCCCTGCCCGCTGATCTGGTAGTCGGTCTTCGTCGGGTCCGCAGCGTTGGGCTTGATAACCCACGCGATGTCGCCCGCGGCGAAGTGGAAGCTCTCGCCCAGCGCCACGCCGGCCGGATGCGCCTGGATCAACGGCGCGGTGTTCGGCTGGTAGCAGGCAACCTCGCTGTCGTACCCAGGCGCGGCGGATGCGTGGAACCAAAAATCGCAGTGCGTGGTCCCGATGGTGACGGTGCGCACGGGTACCGGAAAGTCCGAGATGACTGCCTGCGCGTGCACCGAGAGCGCGAACAGGAACAGCGCGGCGAGTTTCATTCCGCGGCGGATCGTCTCGGCTGTGATGCGCCCTAGTTGCCCAGTGACGCCCTGTTCTTTGAACAACCGGTTGAGTTCATCAGCCTTCCACTGCGCGTACGAAATCCACCTCTCGATTTTGTTTTCCGTCATGCCATTGCCTCCTGAGTTTGGGTTTGTAAAACGCGATAGTGCGGTTCACCCATCGAGCGTTCGTACTCACTGGCCGTCATAAATCGCCCTGAGTACGGATGCCGGATGGGCTCCGGCGCCGGATGCAGCGCAGCTTCCAGCTCGACCAACTGGTGCCCACAAAAACACAATTTGCCGTTCATGTGGTGAATGTGGAACCCTTCGCGCACTGGACGCCCCGCGATCAACTCGAACACCGCGCGGTGAAGATATTTATCGGCGTGAGCCCCGCCGTTGATGCGCGGATAGCCCTTGGTGCTCAGGCGGCACGAACCGAAAACGGGATGGTTGAGCGCGGGCACTAAAAGCCCCCACTGTAAACCTCCGCTACATTTCGCATGGGTGAATCTTTGCTGCTCGGATTGACGCGATTACAGTTAGAAACCGCTACCAGTTTACGTCGGGCGGCGTTGACGCAATCAACGCACGGATTCTTCGGCGGGATGCAGTGTTCATCGCGTCCGTGAGCCTCAGCCCGGCGCTGTCGCCCTACCGCGCAATCGCAGTACGAAGCCACGGAGCGAATATCGCCCGCGTCTGTGGTTTCCATAATCCCGAAGTCTTGGCACTGGTAACAATGCGCCCGCCTCGGCTCTGGAGGTTTGTACTTCGCCGCCTCCTCGCGCTCCAATCGCCCGTTCTCGTCATAGGCCGCTCTTCGCAATTCTGCGGGCTTGGGAGCGTCAGCGTTATTTTTGAGCCAGTCATCCACTACGATCTTCCCGATTGAATCTGTGGCCGCGCATTCAAGCGCTAGGCGTAGTTCCTTATGCGCCGCGATTGAGGCTGGGTCACCCTTTTTGGGAGTGGGGAAGAAACTCAAGCCGGAAAGTCTTTGAATTTGCTCAGTGGCAAAAGTGGACGAAATCATAACGCTGCAAGCTCCTCATTTGTAAAGTATTTCCCGTTTGGTTGCGGGTCCGGCTCATCCTCCCAGCGACGTTGATTGAGCCAAGTTGAGGCGTGCGGCCGTTTCTCAGGCTGTCTCTCCAGCATGCCGGTCGATTGAATTTCCAAGGCCGTGAGAACCAGCCCAAAGCGATCTTTCGAGATTACGGCCTTCCGAAAAGACTCCGCGGCTGTCAATTTAGCCGTCTTGCGCCAATACCTCGCCCAGAAAACCTCAAAATCTGCGCCTTGCCCCTCGTAAATTTCGGGCTTATCCTTTTTTTTAGTTTCTGCCTTAGCCCTTGCCTTAGCCCTTGCCTCCCGCGAGGCGGGATGGTGTCCGTCAATTGACTGGATAACATCCGGACACTGACTGGATATTTGCAGAAAAGTTTTACCGTTGCGGTCCATCCATTTTCTGACTGATTGTTCGCAATGTTCTTCCCATCCGTGCAACAAAAGTCTGGACACCGGGCAGACGTCCAACCAACCACTTGACGTCAACGCCGCTATCAGTTCGGCTGGCCGCTTGGTCCAGCAGATAGCTTGCGCTATCGCCGAGTCAGGCAAGGCTCCGATGTTTCCTTGGGGGGTGTACTGCGCGGCATGGTGCCATAGCATTTCGAGAATCCCTACAGCGTGCGGTAAGGGTATCGATAGAGCTTCAGCTAGGGCGTACGTCTTGGGGTGCCGCGGCGTTCCGCGCTTCATTTCGCCATTCTTCCCTCCCAGGAAGGTGGCCCGCCGTGGGAGCGACGGACCACAAGAAACTAGTTTTGACGCTTCCATTTTACCTTATCTCGCGCCGAGGTTGGTAGTGGGTCAGTTTGAAATCCGGCATTGTTGACTTCTAGCCTCCCGTTGCCATACTGAAAGTGTCATGCCTGACCGCTCAAAAACACGCCCCCGCGATCCGAATGAACTTGCGCATCGCGTTTTCCTGGAATCCATCGGCGAAGCGCCTAAGACTGGACCACCCGCCATCAAGCCAAAGAATCCCGCTGCTGTCGCGTTGGGACGCCTTGGGGGGCTAAAGGGAGGAGCGGCTAGGGCCGCTGCATTGGGTCCAAAGAAACGCTCCCAGATCGCGGCCAAGGCAGCAAAGGTGCGTTGGTCAAAATCTGAAAAATAAGCCATCGAGCGCTTTCCGGCTTACCTGCCATAGCTTAAGTGGAACACCGCTCACTTCCAAAAGGCATTCTCCTTCCTCGTTCAAACTCGGCGTAGCGTTAAATAACATCTGGCCAGGCAGATTGCTTCTATCCGTTCGGTCTTTCACCGTGATCTTGTCCTGTTCCAATTCAAAGACAATGACGGATGTTTCAACATGGCCTACGATGTCGCGCTTCCGCAGGACTATTATTTTGTCCTTAACGTCGAGGTTTATTTCAAATTCGATACCTCTCTTATTCAGCCCATTGGCAACCTTCACGTCGCTATCCACAAGTTCGGCTAGGATCCGGAACTGTCTGTCAAGAGAGCACTCCGAACGCGCCGCCACCCAATTAAAACCGCCCATTCCTATTCACTCTCTACTTGACTCTTTGCTTGAGCGCTGATACAATTGTCAATATGAACCGTTTAGATAGCGCCAAACAAGCCCAAGTGGTTGCTGCATTAGTTGAAGGCAATTCGATTCGTGCGACGGTTCGCATGACCGGAGTTGCCAAAAATACTGTTGCCATAGCATTTCGAGAATCCCTACAGCGTGCGGTAAGGGTATCGATAGAGCTTCAGCTAGGGCGTACGTCTTGGGGTGCCGCGGCGTTCCGCGCTTCAT